GCAATACAACCTAGAGTAGTGGGACCCCTTTTTACAAAAAAGGGGGACAGGGTAAAAGTTTGTTTGGATTTTTGGATTGGGTTTGGTACCTCTATTGATAGGAAGCCAAGGCGCGTTAGCGCCTTGGCAATGGGACTAGTCTAACAGAACCATGTAAGCTTTTGCATTGTGTTTCATGAACCATGATAAAAGTTTTCTCATCTCTTGCCAGTGTTTACTTCCACCAGTTCCGAGTCTTTCATCTTCTTTAGTTGCCATAAACTCATGCATAAATATTGCATCGTGTTTCTCTGCTTCTTCTTTTGTTAGCATAACAGACTCACCATTGAATCTGTTTCTTCTCTCTTCTGTTCTCTCTAGTTTGCCCATGCTTCTAACCCTCCATTAGTTGCTTTGTTTAATGCTTCCAGATATTCTGCTTCAGTCATCTTAAGATAAGTTAAACAAAACTCATGTTTAATACTTTGAGTTTGTCCTGGTTTTCTTAAGTAGTCAACTGCATGTTCTAACAGTTCTTGTCTTTTAGAACCACCTGGAAGATATTCTGCTTTTAATGTTTTTCTTTTTGGCATTTATTCCTTTCTGTTATGGGATAATCCTATCATTTTCATTATCATTGTCAACACGTATTTTTTGTATGCTAGTATATCTATAACCATAACGACTTTCGTTTGTTGCTTTCTCGTATCCCTCACTTATTCTTCTATGTGTAATAAATGGAACAGGAATTCCTCTTTCAATATTTTCCATGTTTTCATTTAGCCATTGTAGTTTGCAAGTTTGGCAACAAAAATATTGGTCTGATTTTGATAGATAATATCTACTATCATCTATTTTAGCACACGCATAGCGGCCGCGGATTATGCCTTTAGATTTTAGAAATCTATCTGTTGTTGGGTTTGTATGGCAATGTGGACCTTGGCAAAAATGTTTATTCATCAATACCTCACAGTCCAAGAAACAGATGCATTTCTAAAATTATCTGCATCTATGTCCCAATATGTAAAAATAGTTTTTCCTGTTTTGTCTTGCCATATTTTACAGCCATCAATCCATTTACCTAAACGCGTAATATGTTTTTTATGTTTGCCTGCGTAGTATGTTATTTTAAATGTTTTATCTGA